GTTATGTTATCATTGTTGGTTCCGAGCTTACTGCTGGCACAGGAGGTTGTAGTTGAACCTACTGCCGAGGTAGAGGTTCTTAAGCTTGACACCCCTATCACTAATCCAATATTTAGTGATGGGACTATTGACCTCAGAGTACTTACCTTAGGAAAGAAGACATCTGTTGACATAGTAGTTGCTGGTATAGGATTCAGAGTAGACCCAGAGAATTGGGCACAGATTGATTTCGATCCCACCTTTGTAGATGTAGGACTTATACTTTGTACTACTCCTTACTTCAATACGGTCTTCCAGACGAATTGCGATTAGTCTACTATGGCTATATCTTCAACTCATAATTTCAATCTAGATGTAGGAGACCTGATAGAGGATGCATCAGCCATAGCTGGGTTTGATGCAACCGCAGGGTTTGACGTTCGTTCTGCAAGGAGATGTTTGAATCTTCTTCAGCTAGAATGGTCTAATCTTGGGATCAACCTATGGCAGATGGAAGAGGTTAAATGGTCAGATCCTGATGATCCATTGGTGGATACCCTTACCTCTGGAGTGTCATCATATGGGTTAGCAGATAACACTATATCACTACTTGATATGTCTCTTAGAATGTACGATGGTGCTGCTAACCAAGTAGACTATGCTATGGATAGGATATCACAACCTACATATTCAAACATAACTTCTAAGGTACAGACAGGTAGGCCATTGCAATTTCTGTTTGAGAGAATAGAGATAAAAGATTACAGGACTCCTTCTGTATTAGTCGTTCCTAATGTAAGGGCAGATAGACGTAGTGTTATTAGACTTTGGCCTGTGCCTGACTTGGACCTTACCTACAAGTTGGTGTACTGGAGAATCGCTAGGATGGCAGATGCTGACGGTGGTCTTTCTACTAACATAGAGGTACCAGACAGATTCCTTCCTGCATTAGTACATGGACTTGCGTTCAATATGGCTAAGAGAAGCAAGATTGGAAACATAAGGACAGGGGCACCTATACTGTACTCAGAGTACGATAGGCTCTTACAGATGGCATTAGATGAAGACAGGGTAAAGACTAGTCTTATACTGTCACCTAGGAGACACAGGAGTGTCTAATAGATACGCATCAGGACCGAAAGCATTAGGTATATGCGACAGATGTGGTCGTACATACTTGTTGAATGAGCTTAAATTTGAAACTAAAAACTATAAAAGAGACAATATACGGGTTTGCCCAAGTTGTTTTGATATCCAGAATCCTCAGGATCTACCAGATCTATTCGACGGGGGGGATACACAGGCGTTAAAAGACCCGAGACCGGATACTGGCTTAGAGGCCAGCAGAACTGTAGACTTGTCAGCTTGGAATGAAAAGTATGGAGGTAGCTAGATGCCAGACGTAGGCGGAAAAAGTTTTGGGTATACACCTGAAGAAATACGTAAGGCCAAGGCATATGGTTTGGAGACAGGTCAGGAAGTTAAGTACAAGGAAGGGTATGCCCATGGGGGATCAGTTGGCTTATCCCATAATCAGAGTATGCCTGACAAAAAAGAGAAGTGGCTGCCTAAGGGAACTAAGCTAGCAATAGGTGCTGACCCAGAGTATGCTAACCGTGGATGTGGTACTAGTGGCATGGTAGGTTCTAGTAAAAAGGGTGTAGTCTAATGTCATTCCCAATTATATCATCGACTAGTAACCCAATAGATCTTGATGACTTTAAGAACCTTGTTAAGAACTTTTTAGAGAACAACGAAAGCTCATTCTCTACCAATCTTGATCTATTAATAAGAGTTGCTGAAGACTTTATATGGGGAAGTATTGGTGGTTTCAGGACAAGATTCAAGACAGATGGAACAGATAAATTAGTAGCATCACAAGGATACTTTGATGCAAAGGCAGCAGTAATTACTGGGTCAGTTGGTCCACCTGTAATCCCTGATAAACCTACAGGTAATATAAAGGATATTCTTTCAATTGATGTAAGTAGTGAATATGCAACGGCAGGTATAAACTGGAGTCCACTACAGCTTAGAGACTATGACTTTGTAACTCAAGCATATCCCTCATCTGCTGAGACTGGACTGCCTAGGTACTACTCTGCTGATCCACTACAGAGTGTAACTGACCCAGATGAAAATCAAAATACAATAAGGATTGCAATATCCCCAGCTCCTACCGAGACTTATTTCATCAGATACTCATACACCAAATTCCCACTATCCCTTGTAGATGTCACCGCAGGAGAGGGTACTTGGATTAGTAGGAACTACATAAGTGCTTTGTTGTATGGAGTTCTGTACCATGGATACCTATATGAGAAGGGTGACATTCAGTTACTAGAGCAGTACTCAGGTCTATTCAAAGAGTCTATTATGTTAGCAGGTAAAGATGTCCAAGAGCAAGATACAAGTCAATATGAAAAGGGTACAGGCCCAGGAGATGGTGGCAATGAAATCACATAAAGGGAGATTAGATGGCATCCACCTATAAAAGCAACTTATACTCAGTAGAGGAAATCGGAATCGGAGAGGCCGATGGGATATGGGGAACTCTAACTAATGATAACTGGGAAGTTATTCAACGTGCCATTGGCTACAGTGTTGAGCTTGATGTCGATAATATATCTGGTAGTACTTCATACTCAAATCCAGAACTGAACTGGATAATTCCTGATGACACAAACGTAGCTAGTCTTAATGATGACGCCAAGGCAAGGTCTTCGTGTGTTACGGTTAAGGGTACTGGAGGGTCTCCTCTTGTAATCAACTTCAGGATTTGTGGGCTAGACACAACAACTTCAGTTGATAGAATATATTTTGTAAGGAATGCGCTTACTGATACTAGTGAGCCAAGGACTATACTTAGAGTATATAATGCTGATGGAACAGAATATGTAGATATAAACCAAGGTAGCACTGGAATAGTATCTCTGACATCTGATGTAGCAGGCGCTGGAAAGATAGTAAATTTAACTTCCCAGATACAGGTTGGTAAGATTGACTTCTCAGCGACTAGCAGTGCTGAAATTCTATTGGAGAACGATTCTAGTACAGCATTGCAGATCAAGCAGATACAGGATGATTTTACATCAAGGATAGTTGCTTCAATAAGCACTTCCACGGGGTTGCAACCAACTGGTACAGTTGCCAATGTTGGTGGTGAACTCACTAACGGAGAATTTGACGCTGTATTAAGTGGGGGCTCACCATCGTCAGCGTTGGATACTACCCAGATAAGCTTCACTGTTTCAGGAAATGAACTCTCAGCCATTAATGTTCTAGCCCCAGGGGTTGGATGGACAGCCCCACCGGTTCTATCGTTTGAAAAAGCTATTGGAGTTTTTAGCTTAGGAGTATCTACCACAGGTTCAGGATATGTCACCGATGGCACATATCCTGTTGTGTTCAGTGTTGGGGGAGAAGTTGTACCTGCAACTGCCACGTTTGTAGTGACTGCCGGAGCAGTCTCTGGTGTAAACCTTACTAGTTCAGGACAGTACACTGGTACACCCACGGCTACATTTAATGATGGTCTGGCCGACCCAGGAACTACCTTCGGAACAGGTAATGTGGTTGTAAGTACACCTCCCACTGGGACAGTTGAACTTGGCCCATCTTCAGCTATAGATCTGTCAGAATCATTCTCACAGCTAGGAGCTACCGAGCTATCAGGTAGCCTTCTCGGAAGGGTAAGGGCTTCAACTGGACCGTTTGTATCAGCAACACCTATCACTCTAGCAAACATAGCATCACCTCTTGTCTCCGGTGGAAACCTATTCATCACTGGTGGTACTGCCGATATAACAAATTTCTCAGGTGGAACCATAGGACAGACTATAACTATTATCTCTGCCTTTGCGACTTCTATCAAGGAAGGTTCTATTCTACTTGATGCGTCAACTAATTACAATATGGGGATCAATGACTCCCTAACGGTTGCCCTTAGGTCTGACAACAAATGGCATGAGACTGCTCGCATGAGTAGGACTGGTTCAACTGGAAACTCACTTAGTAGCCTGTCAGATGTGACACTAGTTGCGCCTATAGAAAACGAACAAGTACTTACATACGACTCAGGCACAACTCTTTGGACTAACTCAGAGATAGTTATTCCCCCTGGTAGTCCTCAAGGCCCCAACGATGGCAACCTTGCACCTACTAACACATCTCTTGGTGTTCTTGCTATGAATGAGTCCGATGGTGTAGACAATACTGCAATAGGTAATGAAGCAGGGATAAGCACTATTCGTGATCATAATACATTCTTAGGAGCAGATGCTGGTAAACAAAATAACTTTAATGGGTTTCCATTATGGCAA